CGGCGAGGGTCGTGGTGGTGGTGAAGTCCACGACCACGCATCCCTGGGCCTGCTGGACCAGCGCCGTGGTGTTGATCGCCCCGGCGTAGGTGACCTGGGTCGGGGCCTGCTGGTTGTACGTGGCCATGTTCCACGGGCCCAGCCAGCCGACCGTGCTGGCGGCGATCGTGCCCGCCTCGGCGGTGGCCGGGGCCACCTGGCCGGTGTTGCCGATCGGGTCGCCGACCAGCACCTGGAACGCGCCCGCCGGGGTGGCGCCGCAGGCGAAGCCGAGCACCACCTGGCCGTTGTTGGGGATCATCACGCCGAGCGCGGTCCCCCAGGCGGTGATAGCCGACGGCGAGCCGAGGTCGTAGCCGGGTGTGGAAGCGACCACCCACAGCCCGTTCAGCGGGTTGAGGTTGAGGGGTATCGGCTGCAGCAGCACCCGCGGTCCGGTGGCCATCTCAGACTCCCGTCACGATCACGTAGTTGGAGGTGAACTCGCCCCGCTGGTCGGCCGGGTCGTAGGACAGCGGGGTAGGCCCGGAGCCGAGCCGGGAACAGGACACGATCCACTGCCCGTCCACCCGCACCGGGAGCTGGGCCCGCAGGATCAGCTCGTCCAGCTCGGCGGCGGCTTCCTCGGCGCCGGCCCAGTCTTCGGCCGTGCCGCGGATCCGGGCCTGGAAGTTGCTCGCGTCGGTGGCCGGTTCCTCGGTCGTGTATCCGGGCCCGCCACCGCCCGTGATGACCACCAGGCGGTCGGGGCTCTGCGGCACGTAGGGCCCGAGCAGCAGCGGGTATCCCAGCTCCTGCCGGTCATCCCAGCCGAGCCCAGCGATGAAGTCGATGATCAGCTGCGTCTGCGCGGTCATGCGGGCCTCCGCGGGGGAGGCAGCCCGAGCCGGCCGCGCACGGTGCGGTGCCAGTAGATCCAGCCCTTGAGGGCTGGCGGGTACCCGGCGAACCGCCACCGGGACTTCTGCGCCAGCTCGGCGGCATTCAGCCGGTGCCGTTTCGGCGGCCGGTCATAGACGTCGCGCATGCCGTGGCTCACCTGCGGGTGACCGGAGTGGATCAGGTCGCCGAACTCCCACGGCGCCGCCTGCTCGGCCGCGTCGGACAGGTGCTCCATCGCGCGGGCCATCCCGGTCTCGCCACCGTCGTCGAGCACGCCCCCGGCGACCATCCGCAGGTAGCGCGGGTAGTTCTCGAACAGCGGGCGTTCCAGGTACTTCGGCCCGCCACCGCGCGGGTGGTGCAGGTCGAGCCGCTCGTGCTGGTAGTGGGCATAGACCTGGTCGATCTCGACCGAGCCCCTGAGCCAGCCGGTGCCGGTGTGGGTGCGGGCCCGCAGCCCGGCGATGTGCTCGGTGAAGGTGCCGCTCATTGCCAGGTCCAGCTGTCAGTGAGCATGCGGCGGCCACCGGACAGCTCGGCCGGGACATCGGCGTACAGCTGCCCGGCGTACACACGGGTGTTGCTGTCCTCGCCCGTGAAGATGGCCGGGATCCGGTTGATCACCCGCGCGCTGGCCGCCGGGCCGCCGGGCGTGGTCAGGTCGAGGCTGACCTTGCCTTCGCGCACCGCTTCGAGCACGGCCTTCGCCTCGGTGTAGCGGAGCACCACCGGGTGGTTGGGGCCCATGTCTTTCTGCTTGAGGTAGTAGGTCGTCGCCCACCAGCTGCCCAGATCGAGGGTCAGGTCGCGGACGATCCCCGGCACTGCGCCAGCGGCGTAGACGGTGCCGGTGTAGACGCTGACCCGGTCGGTGGCCGATTCCAGCGCGATCGTCAGCTGCTCGTCGCTGAGCTGGGCGGCGGTGCCGGTGCCCGCGTCAGTCGAGTCCAGCACCAGGCGCAGATCGCTGATGCTGGCGTAGAGCACGGGCGCCGGGGTCGTCACGTACTGGACCCCCCGGCGTCGGGGGCGGCGCCGTTGCTGACGGCCAGCGCCTGTGCGGCTGACAGGGTCACCAGGTTGCCGCTGCCGCCATAGGCGGTCTCAAGCGCCGAGCCCGCAGGGATGTCCACGATCTTGCCTGCCAGCACGCTGGTCACGCCGCCGTCCCAGGTCACGTTCACGGTGCTGACCACCTGGCGTGGGTTGGCTGCCATGACATCCCCCTCAGTTGGTCAGTGCCAGATGGCCGACGGTGTCCTGGCCGTCTATGAACGCGCGCAGGTTGCCCGCGCCGATCAGGGTGTACAGCGGGCCCGCCGGGTCGAGCATGATCACCTGGCCCTTGAGGTAGGTGGTCGGCCAGATCGGGCCGCCCGTGGTCGGCGCCGAGCCGTACCCGGATGCGCCGCCCGTGCCGGGCTCGCCCGCCACCACGGTGGCCGGGGCACCCGCCGCGACAACGGTGGTGGCGGTGACCACGTACCGGTTGACGGCCATTCAGAACCCCCAGGGCGGTGCGGGGATCGCGGCATCGCCGACGCCGACCCCGCCGTAGGTGGGTGCCACCAGGAGCTGGCCGAACGTGACCGCGCTCAGGTGGCCGCGGACCGCCGCCGTGACCGGGATCGAGGTGGCGCTGCCGGTGGCTGTGACCGTGAGAACCTCAGCGAGCAGCCCGGTGTCGTACAGCAGGACCATCCCGGCGGTGAAGCTCGCGCCACCGGACGCCACCCCGATCGCCGTGCCACCGGCCGCCAGGACCGCGTTAGCCGTGGCAGTCGGCGCCTGCGTGGCGAGCGTGTAGTACCACTCGCAGGCCGAGCACCGGTAGCTGACCGCGCCGTCGATCGCCACGAACGAGCGCAGCGCCCGGCAGCGCGGGCAGTTGAGCCGTACAGCGGCGGGGACAGCGACAACCATGACTCACCCCGTCTTCGCAGTGGCCCGGCGGCCTCGCGGCAGGATGTCCTCGGCGTCCACCGCCGCTGCGCCAGCCTCATCACCAGGCTGCGGCTCGTTCGCCTCGGGGATCATCACCTGCACCGCCGAGCTGCCCGGCGGGTCCGGGCGGGCACCCTCGGGCGGGCCGGGGCGGCCGAGCGGCTGGCCGGTGCGCGGGTTGATCGCGTTGCCGAACAGCATCTTCGGGTGTATCCGCGGCAGCGGGTCTCCCGATTCCTTGGCCGCCCGGATCACCGCTGGCACCCGGCGGGGCGGCAGGAACAGCGCCGCTGTCTCGTCATCCAGCTCGGCCGTCTCCCCGGCCATGACGAGATCCGTTTCCTTGCCGGGGTCGCCCTTGCGCGGGACCGACAGGTTGGTGATCGCCTGGTAGAGGGACATCACACCCCCGACAGCAGGCAGATGCTCAGCGGCTGGTCGAGGCCGAGCGCCGCCGCCCGCTGGGTGTCGGAGCGGAACGTCTTGCGCGGCTCGTCCCGGTAGAGGGGACCGGCGACGAACGGCAGTTCGTCGGCGTAGAAACCGCAGCGGTTCCGCTGCATGATGATCGCGTTGCCCGCCGGCACCTGCCGGGAGACCATCACGTCGAGGTTGAGAATCTTCTGCGGCAGCACACCCGTGTACAGCAGGTTCTCGCTGGCGATGTCACCCACGTAAGGCGCCGCGAACGTGTTCGACTGCAGGAACGTGTTCTTGGTGCCATGGTTAATGATCATGGTATCGGCCTCAAAGCCGAGCCATTGTATGACACCACTCGGGGCCGCGATGTTGGCGTTTTCGACCAGGTAGCAGGCCTGCGCGATGTCCGCGCGAATGGTCGCACCCGCACTCGCCCAGGTGTTGGCCACCGCCAATGTCTGAATGGACGCATTCGCCACCACCGCGGAATAGAACGCGGTGTTCCACGAATAGACCATCGTGTTTTTCACTTGAAGTAGCTGCCTGGTGACAGGATCGACACTCTGGCGGCGGCGCATCTCGTCGGAGACCATGATCGCCATGGCCCGCTCGTGCGAGAAGACCACGCGCGGGATCCCGATGCTGGTCGGCACGACCGGCACCTCGCCGAACTCAGGCCGGATCTCCGGGTAGTCGTCGGCGTACAGCGGCGTTGACTCCGCGTAGCGGACGGCACCGGACGGGGCGGCCCCGCCGTTGCGCAGCACAGAGTCCATGACGAACTCGTTCTGCGTGATGTCGAGGATGAGCTGCGGGATCACCAGGGGATCCTTGAGCAGCTCGTTGACGGTGATTCTCGGGCCGTCTGAGTAGCCTCTGACTGCAGTTGGCATCGTTCAGCTCCCCTCAGAAGATCCGGATCCGGCCCAGGAAGAACGACGAAGCCCCGAGGCCGCCGATCTGCTGGGTGAGCATGCCGGCCGCCACGCCACCGGGGTGAGTGCAGCGGCCGACCACCTGGTCGAACGTGCCCGCCCCGACGGTGAGCACGGTGCCGTTGGCCCCGGTCACCAGCAGCGTGCCTGGTGCGACAG